TTGAATACGGTTCCAGGTGCAAGGTCTTTCAGTTTTGCGCGTACAGTCATTTTTTGTTTCCTCCTTCAAATTCTTCGATTACGACTTCGACACGGGGGTTCTTCGGGTCCACAGCGAAGTCGTCGGTAAAGTGTTCAATGTGTTTCCAGCCGTCATTTTGAAGAACGCCGGCGTGGACAAGGCTGTCCTGAATGAACTTCTTCGCGAAAGCGATATTGTCTTTATCTCTCCGGCGGTTCGGTTCGATCCAGGTGTAATGTATCACCACGGGACGGGTGAAGCGGACGCCGCGAAGCTGGGTCTTGATCATGTAGCCGATCACGTTTTCGGCCTGTTTCTTCATAGCGGCGGCCTTGTATTTGCCTTTGGCGCCGCGTTCAGCGTCCACATATTCGTTCAGTCCTGGCAGAAGGCCAGGGATTGTCAGTTTATAGTGTTTCACTCTGTCACGTCCTTTCAAGCCCCAGAAGGCGCTTCGCCTTGTCGCGGCGTTCTTGTGCGTTCTGGGTTCTTCTGGAATCTCCGGCCAGTTTCAGCCTGATCGGACACATTTCCAGAATTCGGTCATAAATTCGGGCATATCCCAGGGACGACGGGTTTTGAAGGTCGGCCAGGGAAAGGTTTGTCGTGACGATCAAGGGCTTTCCGGTGCGGCTTCTGGCGTCTATGACGTTGAAGACCTGTTCCACGGAATAGGACGTGTCCCTTTCGACGCCCAGGTCGTCGATGACAAGAAGGTCATATCGGGACAGCTTGTCCAGGAATTCCTGTTTATCTTCGCCGAAGCCTTGAAGTTTGTTCAGGATTCGGGGAAAGTTCGTCACGCTGGCGCGGACCTGTTTGTCGATCAAGGCGTTTGCTATGCAACAGGCCAGGAATGACTTTCCGGTCCCGACGCCGCCATAAAACAGGATTCCGATATTGTCAGCCTTCATTTCCGGCCAGTGTTCCACATAGCGGCGGCACACGTCGGAAATTCTGGCGTTGCGGTTGTCGTCCTGGGTGAAGTTCTGGGACAGGTACGACGGATCAGTGATCCCGTCTTTGCGAAGCCGTTCGCATTGCTTCCGGAATTTGGCGGCCTTTTCTTCGGCTTCACGTTGGCGGCTGGCTTCTGATTCGCACTTGCACAGGTGCGGAACGCGAAGCGTTTTTTCGCCGATCGTGATGTCGCCTTCTTTCCTGGTGTGGCATTTGCCACAGCACAGGAAGCCTTCTTCGTCGCGGTAGTCGCCTTCGGCGCCATTGTTCGCCCTACCTCTGGCGGCGATACCTTCGACAGCGGCCGTCCAGATGTTGTCGGCCATGATTATTCACCGTCGTCCAGGAAGTCTTCGCCGTCGTCGTAGTTCTTGACGGTGGCCGGCTTCGGGGACGGTATGACTTCGGCGCGGTCATATTCGTTCCAGCGTTCACCGCGAAGGAATGTCGCCGGATATGGAATAAAGCGGCCGTCGTCCTTTGTCCACTGTTCAGAACGCTTCCAGCGCTCCACACCCTGGACGATCTGGTTTGTCAAGTCTGGGTTAGGGCGAATTTGATTCCAGACCTTCACGGCGTCTTTCTTGCCGACTTTTCGTGGATAGACTGACCAGAACTGGTCAAAAGTGTCGTCCACTCCGGCGCCGCGTTGCGCCGATACTCGTTTTCGTTTCTCGTTTACGTTTTCGAATACGTTTTCGTTTACGTTTACGGAAGAATCTGCTTGCATTTGCGCGCAAGTGTCAGAATTGTCACTTGATACCCCTTGACTGCAAGTGTTATCAAATTCTTGCGGTAGTGGGTATTTGGGTTTTGTTGCGCGCCTGTTCTGGTGTTTATCCCAGGACAGAAGTTTCAGATATTGCCGGCCGTCTTCACCTCTGTATGTAGCCACAAGGCCACCGTTCACAAGTTCGGCCAGCCAGGAAGACACCTTCTTTTCGGTCGGTACGTTCAGCGGAAAGAGAAGGGAAGCAAGGATTTTCGGGCTTCCATAGTACAAGCCGAAGTCGTCCACTTTTACGATCAGACGATAGAAAAGGACTTCGGCTTCCGCCGATAAGTACGCCAGACTTTCCGACGTACATATTGATTCTTTCAAAATGCGGCTGGGCATTTATGACACCACCTTTCACGCGTTTTTTTGACAGGCGCGGCACATTTCACGGCCGAATTTGTTCATGGAATAGCGGCGTTCAGCTTCGCTGATAGGGCCGCCGCACACGGGACACGCGGCGCCGCCTGTCTGGGCGCTGTTTTGCGGTTGTGGTGCGGTTCTTTGCTGTTGGTTGGTAGATTGTCCACCCTGGGCGTTTTGCCCGTTTGTGGCGCTCTGTGTGGCTTGTGGCGCCGGTGCGTGTCCGTTCATATTGAAGCGGACTTTATTGTTCCGGTCGACGATTACCAGGTCACAGATTTCGCGGCGTTCGTTATAGGCGATCTTCGATACCTTGAACTTCGTACTGGCGTAGCACTTGAAGACTTCCTTCTGACCCTGGCGTTCGGGATAGAATTCACCGTCAGCCAGTTCGACATAAATGAAAGGGCCTGTATAAAGTTCGCGGCCGATCCCGACGTTGAAGCCGGCACGTTTGAAGCTGTCGGACGCCTGGCCTTTTTCCTTTTCGGTGTTGCTCTCTGTTCCGACGTCCTGTTTTCTGACCCAGGTCTTTTTTTCGTCGTCCCAGATGTCGATATTACAGAACAGGTTTCCGTTGATTACTTCGTGGGTTCTCTGCCAGTTGCCAGGCCCGAAGACCTGGTCCAGGATTCGCATATCGACGCGCGCGTCCTTGTAAAGCAGAAGGACGGCGCCGACGCGGCCGGTCTTTGCTTTGCTGACCGACTGAACGCGACAGTCAATGTCTTGTTCGGTAAGAAGGGGAATCGAAAGTTCTTTCATTGCGGTTCCTCCTTATTTGATTTGAAGGTTTCGGTTCTCCACAAGGGAAGCGCCGGACACTTCCTGGCCGGACTGGATCGCCTTCTTGATCGCGGTCTTGTCCGGTTTCGTTGTAACGGTTTCAACAACGAAGTCAGCCGGAAGGGCTTTTTCGTCGTCAATGCTTACGGCCACAGACTTTCGGAAGGAAACGCGAACCTTTGTGGTTTCGACCTTGTCACGGCCGGCGGCGTCCAGACACGCGGTCAGGACATTCTTCAAATAGTCGATTCGCTTTTCGGTCTGCTTGCGGCGCTTTGCCAGGTTGGCTTCTTCGGCTTTCAGGTCGCCGATAAAGACTTCGGAATTCTTGATGTAGCAAGCGACAGCTTCGCTTTTTTCTTCGAAGGCTCCGGACAGTTCGTCCAGTTCTTCGGCGTTCAGGATTTCGCCGGTTTCTTCGTCGATTTCCAGGTTGTCAAGGACCTTCAAATACTTGTCAGTGATTTCGTACAGGGTGTTATTCATTTTCGGAACCTCCTTCCAGGGTAGCGACTTTCGCTTCAAGGTCTTTCACTTGCTGATCGGCTTTCTTGTAGCGGTCGAACCAGTCGTTCGAACACTTCTTTTCATAGTCCAGATCGCTTTTCAGTTCAGCGTTTTCGATTAAAATATCCAGGACGAACGCCTTCACGGCGTCGGTGTCATAAAAATTCAGTTTAGCCATTGTTTTTCACTCCTTTTCGTGATATACTGTTCGTAGACTTTTTTGAAAGGGCCGTTTCGGTTGTTGTGGTGACGACGAAACGGTCTTTTTCTGTTTCTTCAATGGTGATCTTGCGTTCACCAAGCAGAAGAAGACTTTTGACGGCTTGTCCGACCTGGACGGCCGACAGTGTCGCAGTGTACTTCATGTTTTGACCTCCTTTCCGTAGGATTTCGGAAGGCGCCACCTACAAAGGCGAAGCCGGTTCCAATGAACAGAAGGCCGAAGGTTCTGACCGTTCCTTCTACCAGGGACACCGCGTCGGTTTCTATGGCGCCGATCGTTCCCCAGGCAAAGAAGAAGGCAATAGCCGCCGCCAGGGCTGACGTCCTTCTGATCGCCAGACGGATTCGGCGTCGTTTCCGCCTGGTTGCTCTGTCCGGTGTCATTTCTTGACCTCCTTTCTTTTCGGACCACTGCCGCGACGGCGAATGTTTTCCTGGTAGGTTCTTTGTGCCAGTACCGGATCATAGGCCGGTCGCTGGTTCTGATCCAGTTTCCCAGTCGCGCCGCGTTTCAGTTCGACATACAGTGTTCGAAGGGCGACGCCCACTTCGTCAGAAATGTCGGAAATGGACATTCCTTTCGCGTACAGGGCCGCGATTTTCTTTCTGTTGTCGAAGGTGATAGACTTATAAACTGCCACGTTCTCACGCTCCTTTCCGTTTGCGGCCTTATAACCACGTATCGCCCTTGTCAGGATCGCCGTTGACCTGTTCAATGTTTGGGTCGAAGATTACGACAAAGCGGTCTTCGTAAAACTTTTCAGAAATGACGGTTACTTCCCACAGGATATTCCAGTCTGTCAGTGTTCGGATCAGGTCCACAGCGAATTCCGCTTCCGCGATTTCGCCGTCGGTGCTGACCAGAACTATATTCTTCGCTCTGCGTTTGTTAGTAGCGACGACGATTCTTTCAAGCATTTTTCTAACAGTCATTTTCTTCATTTTTAGGGTCCTCCGTGGTAAAAAAATAAGTTGCGAAGGCTCATTTGAACCTTGCAACTTAATACTACTCCTCACAATTGAAAAAGTCAAGACTAAATTGCAAAAATTCATAAAAATTTCAAGTAAGACACGCGACGCCTTCCTGGAAAACGGCTTCTGCGGTCCGGAAGCCCAGTATTTCACGGGGATAGTTATTGATCCAGTCTTCGACCTTTTGGATCGCTTTCGCTGTGACTTTCCGGAAGTCTGTTCCTTTCGGGAACCAACGGCGGATCATTCTATTCACATTTTCGTTTGATCCTCTTTCGTATGACGAATAGGGGTGACAATAGTATATCTTTGTCCTGTTGCCTTTGCGGCGACAGGACTTTTCCATTCCGGCACAGTCAGCGAATTCGGAACCGTTATCGACAGTGATCGTTCGAAAGATTTTGCTGAAATTTGCGCCGTATTCACGTTCAAGGCTATCCAGGACGCGGACCACGCTTCGGGCGGTCTGGTCGCGCATAGGACGAATGATTTCCCGTCTGGACTTTCTTTCGGTCAGAACCAGAAGTGTTTTCTTTGTTTTCTTCTTGCCTTCGACACAGTCCATTTCCCAGTCACCAACGACCGCGCGATCGTCGATTTCTTTCGGGCGGTTTTCGATACTGGTTCCAGCCGGCGGCCGCTTCGCCCTCTTGACTTTGTTATACGGGCGTTTCTTTTGGCCTTTGACAGGAAGGTTCTTGTTCGTGACAGTCAAAAAGACGCCCTTGTCGATATAAGAATACAAGGTCGATTCACAGATCGACGTTTTGAATTCAAGGCCCTGTTCCTTAATTTCACCCAAGACGGCGGCCGGCGAATAACCGTCTTCGGCGATTTTCTTTTCGATATGCTGGGCCAGTTCGTGGTCGTTCCCGATTTTCAAGTCCGGACCTTTTGCGGCCAGGTGTTCACGGTAAGCCGCTTCGGCCATTTCCGGACTGTATCTTTCTTCTTCGGTCAGGTCGGAATTCGTATGAATATAACGGCCACGCTTGATTTCGTTGTAGATCGTTTTCAGGTGAACGCCGATTTCGTCAGCGATTTCCTGTTTGTGGCGCTTGTCCTTTAACATTGTTTCTATTTTCAGCCTGTCAGTCCAGGACAGGTGTTTGAATCTGCGCTTTTTCATTTTGATTCCTCCTGATATGCAAAAAAGCCCCGTCCGTTCATGGACAGGGCTTTCGTTTTATTGTTTGGTTGTGCGGGCGATATATTCGACCAGTGCTTCTTTGATAAAAGCGTTTACACTCATACCGGCCGCGCTGGCGGCTTGAACGATCTTTTCTCTGTCGCCTTTTGGAACTGTTATTTCGATTCGGTCATAGGATTTCTTTCGGAAGCGTTTGTTCGCTTCAATTTGCGCTTGTGCCATAGTGTAGTCACCTCTTTCTGTCGAATATTATATAATACCGGTATTATATTGTCAAGGGGGGAACAAAAAAAATAAAAGACCCTGGCGGTTCAAAGGTTCGCCAGTGGTCCGTTGTGTTATTCGCAGTCTTCGGACAGTAACCAGTCGACGGTTACGTCCAGGATTTCAGCTATTATCATAAGTTCATAGTCGGCGACGAAGCGCGTTCCGATTTCGATTCTGCTGACGCTGTCGCGCTCCATAGTGATTCCGGCTATTTGTAGTTTGGCGGCGAAGTCGGCCTGTGACAGCCGCTTCTTCAATCGTGCTTCGCGGATTCTGTTTCCGCTGATGTTCTTCCGGCCTTTATAGTCATAGATTTTCAAGTTGTGACCTCCTTCCCGAAAATTTTGTGTTAATGTTCAGCGTCATTCTTGTTTTTAACACATTTTTCACGTATAATTGTGTTAAAGGTCAGAACCTTATAAAGTTTACAAGTAGGAAGGGGGGATATAATGCGAATAGTCGCTATTATATTCGGAATCCTGGCCGCGATTGTCGATCTGATCCTGGTGATTGTGTCGATCGCGGTTCCGGAAGTATCATTGTGGGGCTGGATCGTCGTCTTGACCATTGTCACCGTTGGGCTTTTTTTCAGTGCGAACAAGGTCAAGAAGCAGAAGGAAGCCAGACAGGCGGCACAAGTGGCCAGAAACACGCCGTTCATGGAAGAAACCGCGATTTCAGCGATCGCACAGGGCGAACTTCCTGTTGTAACGGGGACGCCGGTTCTTTTGGAAGAAGGCGAAGTCGCCCATTATTACGCGCCGGCGACGAAGATCGTCACGAAGAACAAGGCTGTCGGCCGAACCGGAAGCGGTGCTGGCGTCCGTGTCCGCGTTGCGAAGGGCGTGTCGGTAAGCACTGGCGGCGGTTCCAGTCGGACGGTTTACGGCGAAGTGACAGAAACCTATTCAGGCGCTATCGTTTTAACGAATAGGCGGATCGTCTTCATTCATAACCAGGCCGGTTTCGAATGTAAGATTTCAGCATTGACAGCGGTGACACCTGTCGACGGCTCTGTCGTCGTACAGGCCGGATCGAAGACATATCAGTTTTCAGTCGCGCGACAGGACCTTTTCGTGTCGGCTCTTTCAATGGTCACCGGAAAATAAAAAAAGGCGGTCAGGGAATATCCCTGGCCGCTTTCCTTTTGCCGCTATGCTTTTTTCAGGTTTGCCGCATTGACGGCCGCTGTAACTGTCTTTCCGATACCAATGACCACACGGTCGCCGTCGGCTTCGATCACGTCATATTTGTCATAATAGGTCTTGAAGGCTTTCCCTGTGTAGGTGACAGCTTTCAGGACCTTTACTTTATCACCCTTCTTGAAAGACTGGGCGGCCTGGGTGTCTGCCGGAATTTTGATTTTCTGGCCGACGCGGATCAGGTTCGCGTTTGCGATCCTGTTATAAGCCGCGATCTTCTGATAGGTCGTCCCGTACTTCTGGGCGATCTTCGACAGTGTTTCGCCAGCTTTGACAGTGTGGATCACTTCGCCAGTGGCCGGTTTATTCTCTGCCGGCTTTTCGGCACTGGCTCCCAGGCGGCGGTTGACTTCGGCCGCGATTTCACCGTGGCGCTTATACAGGTAGTCGCCAGGACAAGCCTTGTTTGCATAATCGCGGTGAACGGTCATATTGCACCCGTTCAGGTGATTCATACGGTCCTTTTTGTTGGTGGACCACACAAGGCGTTTGATCCCGTTTCGCTTGCAGATGTCAGTCACCAGGTCAAGAAGCGCGGCGAACGCCTTTTCATTGACTGCGTAAGGGTGCTTTGTATCGGACGCGACTTCGATCGTGATCGCTCTGTTATCGTTGGACGCGGAAGAACTACACCAGGAACGGTCCTTTTCTTCCACATACATTCCGATTTTGCCGTCGTAGCCGATCCCATAGTTTGAAGACGCCTGTCTGGAAGTTGGCGCGAAGATGTTCCCCAGGGTTTCGACCGAACACTGGCCGACGACACAGTGAATCGTGATCGTGTCGATCGCGTGATTTCTGGGGCTGTTCTTGTTCGGGGAAATGCGCGTATAGTTTACAAGTTTGCTGTTACTCATTTTCGTTCCCTCCATTTCCGGCCATGAAGCCGATCTGGACCTTTCCGGCGTTGGTTACTTCCGGCTCCGGTACGTTTTCCACATTTTCCACGGAACCGGTGTTCAAAATAGCAACGAACTTCGTGAAGGCTTCCTTGATGTATTTACAGGACACAAGCAGAACGGCGCCAATGATGACCAGGTCGGCGAAAATGTCCGTGTATTCGTCAGGAATAGTCCAGCCGACTTCGTTTGCAAAAATCGGAAGTGCAGTAATAGCCGTACACAGAAGCGTCAGGCCAACGACGAAAACAAGGATTTTCAAGCCGCTTGCGATCAGCTTTTCGCGGTCGAAGTCTTCCTTCCTGATTTTGATGTTGTACCACAGGGAAAAGGCGACGTTTGCCAGGTATGCACACAGGAAGATCAGCATAGCCCAGCCGATATTTGTCAGGTTTTCAAGTAATGCGTTAAACACGTTTATACCTCCTTCGTGTCATTGTAGATTTCAGGACCATATAATTTCCGAAGTTTGATCCGGTTTTCGGCCTTCGCTTTGCTGAAATAGAAGCCGGTCGCGGTGGCCAGTTCACCGAAGACCGAAGGGATCAAATACGCCAGGGGCGCGGTGTCGCTTGTTTTCCATACAACGGCCATAGTAAAAGCCGACACGACAAGCGTGACGGCTCCGACTATGGTTATAATGATTTTGGAAAACTCGCGTTTCTTTTTGCGCGATTTCACCGGTTTTCCAGGTCCTCTATACGGTGATTCGCGACCTTGATTTTTTCTTCAATAACGGCCGCCTGTTCTTCCAGTTTGAAGGTTCGTTCCACGACGGAATTGTGTTTGTCGACCTTCTTTTCAAGAAGTTCCAGACGGTAGGCAATAAGGGCGGAACTTTTTCGGTTTGCGAAGTAGGTTCCGGCCAGTGTACCGATCAGCGACAGAATGCCGACAATGATTCCTTCGGTCATTTTGTCACCTCCGTCCAGCCATAGACGCCAGGCTCCCAGACGTTCGCGTCAATGTTAGATGTCCAGTGTTTCCCGTTGTGGGACACTTTGTCGCCGCTGTTATAAGCGTCATGGGCGCCGATCGGCTGGGACCAGGCCGGCCATTCTTCCGTCGGATCACCGATTTTCTTCCAAAGGGAAGCGGTGGCGTCAGGCGTCCAGTCGGCTTGTGAAGTGTGGGCCTGAACACAGCGGAAAAGTTCACCGTTATACTGGCGGATATTGCCGACAGCATACGCCACAGGGTAAGCCCAGGACGCGAACTGGCTGACGTTTTCCGTTGCGGTTGTGTCGTCGATCTGGCCGGCTTCGGCCAAAGTGACGAAGGCGATCGAAGTCGCGCGCAAGGCGGCATTGACAGGATTTTGTTCTTCCTGGGCTTTTGCCTGGGCCATGCTCACGCTTTCGCATTGTGTAGGGTCAAACATTTCGAATTCCTCCTTTCGTTTAGGCGAAACGGATCGTCGCCTGGGTGATTTCGATTTCCTGGGTTCCCTTCGTGATATAGAAGCGATAGCCCAGGCCATAGCCTTTCGCGGCGGTCGTATTCGTGAAGACGTGGACAAGTCTGTTCGCCTTGTCAGTGATGTCTACCCACACCGGCGAAGTGTCGAACGGGTTGTTCGTGACTTCCAGGTGAAGGGTTGCGTCTGCCGGAATCGTCGCCGGATAAAGGGAAACAAAGACCTTCTGAACCAGGGCGTCCGTATTGAACGCGCGCGCCGCCGCGATACGGCTGACGGTGCGGCTGAATGTGATCTTTCGCGTTGCGCTTCCGCCGGCGCTGTCGGTGGCCGTGATCGTCAGGACGTGGGTTCCGGAAAGAAGCGGAAGCCATACACTGGACAGGTTGACGGTATTCTGGGCGCCGCTGGTCGCGGTATAGGTGCGAAGCGTGATCGTCTGGGTTCCGTTGGTCAGTTTTTCCGTGACCGTGATCGTTTGCGTGGCCGCCTGGGCGTCTGTGACCGTGTACTGGTATGTAAACGGCGCTGTTTTTGCGCCCAGGTTTTGATCCGAACCGCTGATCATGGGCGGCGTGTTGTAGGAAATGGTTTTTGCCGATCCGGTGCAGTAACCGGATTCAAGGCCGTTCGCGTCGACTGCCTTCACGCGCGCCGTGTAAGTTGTGCCGGACGTCGGAACTGTGTCGGTGAAGGTCTTTGCCGTGGTGATCCCTAACTGGACATAAGCGCCGGAATCAATCTTCCTTTCCCAGACGTAGGAAATGGCGTCGCCCTCCGGATCGGTAGAACCGCCCGTCGAAAGAACCAGGCTGTTTCCGGCTTGCGGTGTGCCGTAGGAAATAGAAGAAGGATCAGACGGCGGCTGGTTCCACTGTAAGATATAGGCCCCGTCGGTGTCTGTTGAATCGGATACCAGATTCCCAGATTCCAAATACAAAGCCGGCCGAACGCCACGGTAGCCAACGTACGCGCGGTTGCTGCCCAGACTGCCG